CCAAGATATCAGGCTGGAAGTTCTTCCCGTAGGTTAATAGCCCGCTGTGGTCGACTAACCCGTACTTCCCGTCTGCTACCTCAAGTTTCAGTACCATTCCGACAGCTCTAGCTAGTTCGTGGCATCTCAGACTATTCCACAGTGTTTCTGGTACGAGACGAACCAACTCTGTAGCAAGATCCAACTGCTGCATCTGCGCTGGCGTGAACACATTAGTATGGCTGTAACCTCTCATGTCAGTGGTCCTGGGTTCCACCATTGTCAGTGAGTCCCATACCCAACAGGAGCAATGCAGTCCAAGAGTTGGTCAACATGGCCTAGAACAGACTCACGTTCAAACGGTTCGTAAGGCTCTTCTTCTGAATCGATAGGCTTACCATTTGACAGGAAATCCAGCAACTGCGTAGCCGCTAAAAACAGAACGAAACGATGCGGAAATTTGCCATGCGTTGCTGCTGACAGTACCACAACCTTCTCTAAGATTGGGTTAGTGATGTTGAGGCATTCTTGCAGACCCTCTACGTCTTCTACGTTAGGGTCGCAGAGCATGCATTTTCCGTCGTGAGATTCTTCTGATTCAGTCATTTTGGTTTCAGCCTTCCAACAGTTCTATAGATCGCTTCCAGTCCCAGCCATTTGGAAATTTAGCTCGTACTCCTAGCGGATACATGAGTTCACCCATAACCCGAATTTCGTCAATCCGGGTAGTCATAGCCCCAGCGAGTTGCAGTAGGCCTTCAGCTCTGACTGCCTCATCTGGTGATCTGCATCCAACTGTTATGTAGGGAGACATCCATTCGGTTACGTCAGAATACTGCGTACCAGGGGCATGTCCTTGACAGCTGCTTACCGTATGGACTTTAGAATCGTTCAGAAGCCCAAGTACGATTCGGAAGTCTGGGTCTGGGTCGATTTCAGTAGAGGTTAGTGGTTCGTCAAACATTGCAACTACAGCCTGCTTCAGTAGGGGATTGTTAATGTCAGTCATTTTTTTTTGACTAGCCTTTCAGGGGCAAAAACCTATCTGAAAGACACGTTCAATTTCCACCCCATTACCAATTGTTTGGTAATCTGTACGGTATTTAGACCAAATCCCTGCTTCGTTAGCACGGGGATAGAAGTTGTTGAAAATGTTCAGTTGGGATTTTACGTTCACGTTATCAGCGTTAATAACCTTACCAGTAGCCAACTGAAGATCTTTCAACTGCTCTTCAGAGATTTCTGAAGACGGTACTAGGTACAATTCAATTACGTCTCTCTTCTGTTCAGGTTTTTGTGAGCAGAGGTGGACGACAGGCATCATCAGATTGAGGACTAAAGTGTGTTTCATATTACTTCTATAATGATGTTTGTATGGGTTTCAAGTCAGGTGTAAAGAAAGAATTGACTTTGTCGCAAAACTTCTGTTCTTTCGGTTCACAACCATTCACCCGAAAAATCTTGTAGCCTGATTCCCATTCCACAGCAGGTTGGTCAAATGTAGGTAACTTCTGTTACCAGCTGTTTCAAACCTAATTGCAGTTGGCTTTTCGCTAAGGTAAACTTTGTCTTTAAAGTACCGCTCACCTAGCAAAGATAGCCGCAGGTATTGGTGGAATGTGTCAAGCACTCTGTTCCCCTCTTCACTAAACTTCAAATCGTCTATCCAGTCTTGGACGAGAGCTTCGAGTACAGGGTCACCTTCAGTATCCTCGAAAAGTCCCAGTCGGTTGCTTAGCTCAGTTACGTATTGCTTAGCTGTTACCTGGTGGACCTGACAGGTCCAGAGAGCTGAATGAAGTGCTGCTTTTCCGATCTTCGCTAGCTCCAGTTGCTTTCTTTCAGCTGTGATTAGGTTGTCGGTCATGCTTTCAGTCCTTTTAAAGCAAGTTCTAACCAGGGGTCTTTTGACCGGCGGTAGCCAGCTAACCAAGCCCACGATAGAAATCGAAATTTGCTGTGCTCCATTAGAGAATTCTACCTAGTGAGTTAAGCGTTGGTTTTAGCAGCACGTTTAGCAGCTTCTCGGGCTAAAGCTGCTTCGCGAACTTTTTGCTTTGTCGATTCGGATCTCTTAGCTCCGAGATGAGCGGTACGAATGGTTTCGATATTGACTTTGTCACGTATCTTTTGCTTAGCTTCTTCTGAGAGTGGTTTGCCTTTGGGGTATGCCATTTCAGTTCTCCTTCAGATTTACAATAATGATGAGTCGTAGTGAAATCAAGGTTCGTTCTGATTCTGACCGATAAGCTTCAAGAGGGTTTGGAACTGAGCTGTTGGCCAGGTTTGCCCTATGGTTGGTGGTCGGTTCCACGTAGCAGAGTCAAGAATCTCATGTTCCCAGATTACAATTAGTTTCCAACCTTTATTCTTTGCGTACGTTGCCTTTGCCTTATCGCGTCCTAACTGAATATTGGTTGCTTTTTGTGGAAAATCACCCCATACTAAGTGTTGCTCACAACGGTGATACCTACATCCAGCTACCTCAACCACTACTTCCAGATCTGGCCAACCAAAGTCATAGCGATAAGGGCTTCGATCCGAAAACATGAACTCTCGAATGTATCTGGATACATTCGAAGCTTGTAAGTGCGTTTCGAACAACTGATTAAGGCCATTGTTATGATGATTCAAATAACCTTTAGCTTGACCTTCTGCTAGACTGCGTTTATACCTCTCTGTTGCTACTGTTGCAGCATGTTTAGCAGCTACCTCGGGCCGATCCATAGGATTGCCATCTCTTGCCATTCGAATTTTTGCTGAAGCTGACATCAACACCTTTGAATCTTCAGCAATCACCTTCCCTTTCTGACCCTCACTATTTCGTTGATTCCACTCTGGTGTTTTTACGACTAGTTTGCAACTTGCTCGAATCTTCTCAATCTCGTCCTTGTCAAAGGGGATTTGACGTGAGGCCCTTGTTCGTTCACTAATCAACGGGGCACCTGGATATTTGAGCTTATACTCTGCTACAGTCATCCCATGTAGCTTGAAATGAGCTCCGTTGGTAAGGATACCAACCTCTTCGTTACACTCTAAACAGAGCACTGTGGTCTTCATGCCTAATTATACCAGTTGTTAAAAGTTGAGAAAACAACTTGTACTAATTTTGACAAAAAGAGAGGCCCTGAAGTTTCCTCCAGAGCCTCTAAAACTCTAACTACATGAAATAATTGAGTTTATTTGCTACCCTTACTAACAGCTCGAGTATTGGGAATCCCGTATCCGAGTATCTCCCCGAAGGCCCAGCCCTTGGTTAAACGGCGTTCACTGTACATGTTAAAGGGCTCTGAGAACAGCTCGACCCTTATGCCCATCTCTCCAAGGTACTCAGAACCCGTTACGGCATACACCGTACCGGCAATGACAACCTCTTCGATGCCCGTACCAGCAGTCGTGATGATCTGCGAGTTCAGGATGTTCCCGATGTACCCTGCGAGAATCAACTCTCGCTCAGTAACCGGGTCAACAGCCGTGGACATGTTCTTCACAATGTCGCTCAGTTCAGCACGAGCGATCAAGAACTTCTCCACGATCAGGCGGTGACGCTCAACCTGGAACCGAATGTCTTCAAACGCTGCAATACCCAGGGACCCGAACATCGTCACTGTATTGATCGTCTGAGCTGCACGGTCCAGCAACGCCAAACCACGCTTGTCTTCCTCGAGCTCAATTTCCTGACGAGCAGTGTCTTGAGCGCGATCGAGCACATCGTAGTTCATCTGGTAGATGTCTTCGATGTCCACGGTCGGGAAGGACGTGATCTTGAACTCCGACGGCTGGATGTACTTACCGTAGAGCCGCGATTCTATCGACTGACCGTCTTGACCGACAACCCACGCCGTTGCACGGACGTCTTTCGCGATGCGGAAGAGTTCGCCTTGAGCCAACGGACGCGTGCGGTAGATCTTACGAGCCCAGCCTTCGTAATCGATAATGTCTTTGATCGGAAGCAAGAGCTCCTGACCAACGATAGCGAAGCCTTCGCCAGTCGGATCTTTCATCGCAGCAGCAAGGATTTCCATCCGAGCTTGCTTCGTCATCTGATCTTCGTGAGCTGCGCTCTTGCGGAAGTCTTGGAAGCCAGCAGACTTCGTAGCGGTCTGGAGCAGATGGGCGATCTGCGTCAGAGCGTCACGATTGCTGTCGGCGTTGATCGTTCCACGGCTGTCGAACATCTTCGATCTTGGATCGGACAGACTGGCTCGAATCGCATCGTTCTTCCCTGCAAAGCGACCGGGGTTGTAATTACCGTTTTGATCGGTAACTGCTTCCGCTGCTGCTGTACGGGGAACTACGTTGCCACGATTTGTAGCTTGTGTTCGTGGTTTTGGCTGTTGCTGAGCTTGTCGTTGAAACGACGGAGGCTTGCCAGCAGACATAGCATATGGATTACGGGGATGTGCCATCT